CCCGTTACACGTTGACGCCTGCGGCGTCATAGGTCGCCGCGATCGAGATCAGTTCGACGCTCGGCAACGCCTGTTGCGCGATCGTCACCTGACAGATCGGCGCGTGCGAAAAGCCCGTATATCCAATGGACACCCACATCGTATTGCGCACGGTCGCGGTTGCCGGAGCGGGCTGGTCCCATTGCGCGTATTGCAGAACGTCCGGCGCAGACGGTGCGGGCGGACCCGGCGCAGCGGTAGCGGTCCAGAATGTTGGATGCGCGGTTCGATCATCGGCGAACACGCCGGTAGCGGCGCTGGTGTGTGCCACCGCAACGGTCCAGTAAGTGCCTCCGGGTCCGTCGTAGCGAATATTGCCGACCGTGTACGCCGTGCTGTTCGCCCATAGCACCGGCGGCGTCCACGCTGACGGTCCCCACAGCCCCTGATCCCAGACATCGAGCGGGCCGGGATCCGGCGCCGCCGATGGCGGCGGCGGGATCACGATCACATAGTCCGTCGTCGCACTGAGCTGCGGCTGGAACGGCTCGCCCGCCCGCGCGCTGAACGAAGCGCGCGCCTGTCGCCACACGATCGTCGCCGACTGCGAGGAGAACATCTCCCAGCCGCCGACCATGACCGCGGTGTAGGGCGTGCCGTCGTCGGTGCCGGTGCGCTCGAACTGGACGATCTTTCCGCCTTGCGTGCCGAAGAACGCATCGGCGCGCAGCCTGCCGAAGCACATCGCGTCCAGACCCGTAAATCTGCACCACGCGCCGGTGGCGACGTTGACTGCACCCATCGTGTAACTGCCGGGAATGCCGCCGGGGTAGGTGACGAACAGCCCGCCGTACTCGTCCCATTTGCACATCGTCCACGGCAGCGCGCGCTTGGCATTCACCTCGTCGCGCCACTGTGGTTTGATTGGTCTGGTGATCGCGGCCAGTTCGAGCTGCGAACTATCCTTCTGGATCGACGCGCTGATCGGGATGATGCCGTCCACGGTGGCGATCAGCACATCACCGCCGATCGGCTGCCAGCAGTTCATGCCAAGAGGGAACGAGGTAGCGTAACGGCCTTCCTGCCGCCAGTTCGCCACCGTCGAAGGATCGCTGCCGGTGAATATCAGCAGCTCGCCCTGATCGGTCATGAAAACGCACTTGTCGTCAATTCCATCCCCGGCGTCGATGCTCCACGTGAAGCCGCACAGCAGCTTGCCGCCTTTCGTGGCGGCACCGGCAAGAGGTATTTGTAAAATACGGCCCTGAAAGGCGTTGGTCGGCAGATACCACGCGTTCATGGTGCCGCCTTCCACAAAGAAGTAGCGGCCGCGGTATTTCCACACGTAAGTCAAATTGTGCCCAGCCACGCAGGACGGCGGCGGCGTGATGGCGGGATCCGCGTTGATCTGGCTGGCGTTCAGCGTCGTCCACGTCGTGCCGTCGAAGTGAAGCAGGAAGTCACCAGCATCGTTGGCGACCAGCATGTGGTCGCCAGCTTGGTTCGCCAGCTGGCTTGCCACGTAGTTGCCAGACAGTTGACCGGTCTTGATCGACACCGGCGTCGACGCGGTGACGTCGTACAGCTTGGTGGCGTTGCCTGCATATAGCCGCTGCTGGTTGCCGCTGATGAAGTTGAACATAGATACGACAGGCGTCGTCTCCGGCAGCTGCGCCCATGTCTTGGTGCCGCCGCGCAGCCGGATGCCCTTCATGGTCGGCATCCAGTTATCGAGCACCAGCGCCCCGCCGGGCTGCATGAAACTTTCGTTCTCGTTCAAAATCAGCCCGCGCGTCGGCGCGGGCAGCGTCACGGTCTGCAGCTGCTGCGCGACCTGAGCCGGTACTGCCTGCCGCCTGAAGCCTTGGTAGGCGGCGACGTTCATGTCGGCACCGGGAACGGATAGGCGGTGCGAACGCCACCGCCCATTGGCCTGCGGCCGATGATGATCGGTGCCGGGCTGTCATGCCCCATCGCGATCGACAGCGCGTCGGAGTAGGTGCCCATGTCCTCGGCATAGGAGGTGCCTTTATTTTGCTTCCACTGCCATACCATGCCCAATTTCAGAAGCCGCTCATCGAGCCGGAAGCTGTCAGTGTCGGCCATGAAGGCATTGCCGTAGCCACCACTGGCGAGGCTGACGCAGTTCTTTTCCAGATACGGGAAGTAGACGCTGGTATGAGGCACGGAAATCCAATAGCCCGGATTGGCGGCGCGATCGGCCGCAAACGTGCCTGAGCCGCTGGTGGTAGCCACTGTGCTACGCCACAACGAATTGTCGGCCGGATCGCGCAACGTAATGTTCGCGCCGAACACGGTATTGATCGTCCACAATGGAATGCCGCTGTCCATTGTCGGTGCGATCAGCATCTGGCCGCCGAGGATCGTCCACTCTCCGGCGGCGTCGTAGTAATTACGCGCGCGGCGGTTCAGCCACTGGTCGGTGTCCGGCACGAACAGCATCGGGTACAGCGTCTGCGTCGAGCGCCAGACACTGCTGGTCAGCAGCATGCGCTGATAGTCGGCTGGAAGATTGAACGAAGTCTTTACACCGTCGCCGGTGAAGGTGTTCACCTTGCGAAACAGCGTCCAGTCGCGGGTGTCGTAGGCGATGCGCTGCGCCATCTCGTTGGCCAGCGCCAGCATCTCCTGCATGGTGCGGTTGGCGACGAGGTTGGTGGTGACGGACGCGGGCTGTTGAACGCCGACGACGGCGCAGACGTCGCGAATTACGCTCAACAGCGTCATGTCATGCGACCTTGTCCGGCCGTGAGTTCTTGGCCATGCGGCGCAACGCGTTGCGGTTTAACGCGCCGAGCGGTGCCTGACCGGTTTGTTCAGTGATATACGCGCGCAGCTCGATCAGCGACATCTCGTCGAACTCGTCGTCGGTGGAGGCTTCGGCCTCCTGCCGCGCCTTCTTGATCTTCATGTCCTCCTCAAGAACCGCGTTGCGCGCCTTCAGCGCCGCCAGCTCCTCGACCATCTGCCTGTTCGGCGCGGACGCACGGCCCTCTTCGATGAAGGCCTCGGCGGCGTTCTTCATCTCCCTGCCGCCGGGTCCGAGGTTCTTCAGCTCGGCACCTTCGACTGCGGCGAGCTGCTCGATGGTGTAGATGTTCTGCGCCTTCAGCTCGGAGCGGCGACCTTCGGACAGGAAAAGCGCGAAGTCGAGCGGCGTGCCGGTCTTGGTCTGCGAGGCCTTGGCTTTGAACTGGCGATATTGATGCGAGAAACGCTCGGCGTAGCTCTGCTTGGTTTGCTCGCCGGTCATGGGATCGTCGATCCAGCGCGCGAAGGCGTTGGCCGGAAACACTTTGACGTCTTTCGAGCCGGGTGCGCGGATCTCGCAGATCTCCTGATCGTCGAAGATCGGCCGTCCCTCGGCCAGCGACTTCGCCTTGTTCTCGGTTGCGAGATGCTTGAACAGCACGACGAGTAAATCATCAGGATCTTGAACGGGCATGGGTAGTCCTTCCTTCCTTGTTGAAACGGTCCGGGCCGCCTTCGTGGAAGGAAGGCAGAACGACCTACACGTCAGCGGCCCGGTGTACGCGACAGCCTTTGCGTTGTTCGGCGCTAGGCGGCCGGGTTGCTGTCGTACATCCGCCAGTTGAACAGTGGATTGGTCATCGTGAGTTCACCCATCCAGCCGATAAATTGGGCGATCGCATCTTTGTCGATCGGCATCTGACCGTCGCCGTCGAACAATTTGTCGAAGTTTCTGGCGCTGTTGTAGCGAAGCCGCAGCGTGTCGGTATTGATGCCGAACGTCGTGTTCGCTGGCATGTTGGAGCCGATGCCGCCGTCGAGCACGATCTCGGCGCGCTTGCCGCCGCCGATGTATTCGAGCGCGCTGAAACCAAGCTTGCCGAGGCTTGTCTCGTTCTGCTGGCGCTGGATCGCCACTGTCGCGGCATCGTAGGCCGCGTAGTGCTCCGGCGACATAAGGAGAAGATCCGCGTAGTCGCGGCCGCGGCTGCGCTGCGTCATGACGTAGTTCAGCATCGGGCGGATCGTGGTAGACGAGACCTGCGTGCTTCCCGAGAGGAAGCTGTTGGCATCGAAGGTCGCGGTGCGCCAGATGATTGCGCTGCCGCGATCGATGCCGCCATAGACGCCTGTCGTGTTCGCGATCGGGATTGCGGTTGCCAGCCCGGTAATTTGTTTGTTGCCGTTGGCGGTGCCGTCCGAGTAGATGCCCTGATCCATCGCATCTTCGAGGGCTTTCTCCGCGGCGGAGATGTAGCTCTCGTAGACGTCCATCAGCTGGTTGTCGCCTTGGTTGTTGAGGATCTCCTGATAACTTAGGATAATCGGAATGACGACCATCTTCGGATCGAAGAACGCGTCATTGAACAAATCGATCGCGGGGTTCAACAACTGGTCATAACCGCTGTACCATTGCGCGGATTGTTTTCCTATCTGCAGGGTCTGGCGAATTTTCGGACCTGAGTAGGTCTGCCAGAGACCCTTCCTTCTCATGACCGCGAGCAGGGCGTTGTTGTTTGAGACAAGATCCTCATAGCCGGACGATCGATCCTCGATCGCCATCGACAGGATTTGCTGGTAGGCCGCATTACTGGTGACGTTGGGCATGGTTGCCTCTCCAAAGGGTTCAGATCTGGCCGTTCAAACGCGCGATCGCGTTCGCAACAGCTGCGCGAGGGGTTGGACTTGCCGTCCGCGGTCGCCTCGAAGTCCCGTTGGCCGGGCCTATCTCGTGGGTGCCGTGGATCGAACGATCCGGTTCTCGGGTCTGAGCCGATGTGGAGCGGGTCTGAGCCGCGTGTGTGGCCGGGTAGAGACGCTCTGCCCGCCGGTAGGCCGTTTCGAGATCGAAACCGAGCTTCAGTTCCTGCTCGATCGCGGTCCCGAGTTCGTCAAAGCGCGGGTGACTGTCGGCGAAAACATCGATCGCCGAACGCGTCTGGACGAACTGCTGCTGAGTATGCATCTGCTGCACGGTCTGGCGCAAGCCTTGGATCTCCTGATGCAAGGCGCCAATCTGATGCGAGGCAGCCTGCTGCTGGTTACCCATCTGCAGCTGGCGGAGCTGGTCCGGGGACTGTGACAGGACGTGATACGCGATGTCGCGCAGCCCGATCTTCTGGCCATCAGGGGTGCGCAGGTTCAGATTGTTGACGATGACATCCAGACCCGCGACCGGGTCCGCGCGCAGCTTCTGTTCCATGCCAACATAATTGGTCAACGCCTGATGCAGCGTGGTGCCCTGATCCGACGCCATCTTGTGGAAGTGGCGGATCTTGGTCATCTCGTCGAAGTCGCCTTTATATACGCGGTACGCCTTGACGAACTCCTCCTGCATCCGGCCGACGTCGCCGCGCACGCTCTCGGGCGTGCCGTGCCAGTCAGCCTTGGCCTGCTCGCTCATGCGCTGCGGCGGCACCGCGTAAGGCGCGTTCGGCGCCAGTTTGCGGACCGGCTGTCCCGGTTGCGCGCCTTGCGCAACATTTTGCGCACCTTGCGTTGCGGCTGGCGCCGTGCGCGGCGCGAACCGGCCGCGGTCGCGCGGCTGCGCCGCGGACGGCACCGCGGCTTCCGCCTGCGGCCGCTTGCGGAGGTTGAGGGCCTCCGGCTTGGTTTCTTCCGGTGGCTGGTTGTGCCCGGGCTTGGCCTCGACGGCTGGTGCGGTCCGCTGCGCGGGCCGCTCGCCCTTCGGCGGCGGGGTATTGGCCCGGTCGAAGGCGCGCTGGATGGCCGCGCGGCGGCCCTCCGCCGCGTCAGGAGGGGTCGAGGGGGTCTGCGGGCCGACCGGGTTCGGCGAGTTGATCGGGTTCTGGTTGATCGGCACTTCAGTGCGAGGGGTGGGGTTAGGCTGCGCCTGTGCGGGTAAGGGTGCCGCAGTAGTAACTGTCGTGTCAGACATGGTTTTTTCCTTCCGTTGCGGACCCTTGGGCCGCTATTTTGAATTTACGTTACCCGCACGGACCTGCTCGACGGCCTTTCGGATCGACGCGCGTCTGCTTTCGGATGCGGCGCGGGACTGTGACAGCTTCGCCCTCGGCTTCGGCTTCTCGTTGCCAACCTCGATCAGACCATTGGCCTTGCCGACTGCGCGGAACTCGCGCTTGGAGGTGTAGAACCGCCCGTCGACCTGCTCGACCGGGTCCATGATGTCCGAGATGACGTAAGGCAGCGGCAGATTTGAGCGCGCCGCTTTAGGTGACGGCTTCTTGACCCGCCACTTGCCCGGCTCGACCTCGACCAGTTCGATCACTTCGGGTTGCCTCCGATGGTGGACACGACAACAAAGGTGACCGGAATGCCGTTGGCGACTTTTGTGACGGCTATTCCATAGCCGCTCAGGCTCTCGGTGACCGCCATACCGCGCAGCGGGGTGGAGGCGGTAACGTCAGTTACCGCCAGCCCGCCGCTCGCCACGGTCCTGACCGCCGTGCTCACTTCTTCCTCGTTGTGGATGACCTCGCGATCGGCAGGAACGCGAACTCGACCGGATCCGAGATCTCCGGCCCGTTCTTGATCTGGACCTGCACCGTGGCCGGTTCCGCCCACAGGCTTGGCTTCACGCCTGTGGACAGCGTCTTGGCCTCGGCATCGAACGTCGTCGGCTCGTCGTGCCCGGCGAAGTGGATCACGCTGTCGTTAAAGAAGTTTTCGCCGGTGATCACCAGCTGGAAGTCCGGGTCGCCAATCATGCACTCGTAGGGGTCGTAGCCGGTGATGACCGGCTTCGGCACCACGACGCCCTGCGGCAGCGGCAGGCTGACCGTCTGCGGCTCGTTGATCGAGGCGGAATGCGGAAACGCCTGTGCCGTTTCCTCCTTCGGAGCGGCCTTGGGCGTGGCCTTGGCCTCGGCCTCGGCGTCGTGCTTGCCTTCGTGCTCGCGTTCGTCGTGGTCGTCGTGCTTTTTCGTTGTCATGTGAACACCCAGTTTTGAGGAGCCGTCACCACCGATCCGCCGGTGATGACCACCACCGGCAGGTTGCCGGAGGTCGCCTTCTTCGGCGCCACCGCGGTGAGCGATGTCGCTGAGACAAATGTGGTCGGATAGTTGATGCCGTTGATGTTGAGCACGCTCTGCCGCGTAAATCCTGTGCCGGTCGCGGTGCAGGTCGCGGTGCCGCCGCCTGAGGCGCCTCCGGCCGAGACGCTGGTCAGCGTCGGGTTGGTCGCGGGCGACAGGCTGGAGGCGTGGTTGGCGTTCGGTGAAACCGGGGCGCCTGCGTCGGTGGTGGCCTTGACGAGAGCGGGCCCGGCGCCGACCGTCACCAATGGGATCGGCGCATAGATCGCGCTGGAGTAGCTCGCGGTCGCTACTGTTTCTGTCCCCAGCCCCTCGGCGGTGGCGCTGGCGGCGGCCGGTACGAGGCCACTGGCGGCGCCGGGGTAGGAGCCGACCGCGCTGTTGAAGCCGTCGCCACCGGCACCGGCGGCATTGGTTCCAGCCGTGGTGCCGGTATTGTTGTCGGCGGCGGAGGTACCACCGGCGAGCGCCGCCACTGATGCTGCGAACGCCGTCGCGGTCAGCGCCGCGCCGTCGTCATAATAAGGTGGCGGGTTGGGATTGACGCCGTAGGGCGACTGCGGCCGCCCGCCGGAGCCGTCGGCGGCCACCGCCGTCATGTTGCCCATGTTGGCATAGTTCTGCCGGGTGAAGTTCGGCGGATTTGGCCCGGTGGCGCCGGTGGTGCCAAAATTGGTCGGCGGCGTCGGGTTGGGCGGTGTGACCGTTACTGCGCTTTGAGCCATGCTAGTCTCCTTGGGGTGAAGTTCAGCCGTACATGCTTTGCGAGGCAAGGCTTCCCATGCCGCGGTTGTCGTCCTCAAGTTCAGAGTGCTGCTCGCCGCGCAGCACCTGATCGCGGAAGTCCTGTGGATCGATGCCGAGCTTCTTCGCGCGCTCCCACATCTGCTTGGACATCAGCTCCAGCTTGCCAGCACCGATCTTGGTCTTGACGCCGGTCTGCGGGCCGTAGGTGCCCCACATCAGCGCCTGCGCGGGCACCGCCTCGATGCCGAGCGGATTGGCAATCTTGTTGCGATACCACGGCCCGATCTGGCGATACTCGGTGCCCTGCATGTATTCGTTGAAGTCGTTCGGGTTCCGGCGGGCATCGGGCAGGCCAACCGCGCGGGTGAAATGTGCGTCAGGCACGGCGCCGGTGGTCTGGAAACCGGTCTGCGGCACGCCCGAGGCGCCGGAGTATAAGTTGATTTTTACGTTGTCGTCGCCGTAGCCGTGAGATCCGGTATTGAAATAGCGTTCCACCGGGTTGGCTTGATTGAGGTGCCCCATCATGCCTTTGACGTCGCGCAGCGTCTCGGGGAAGTCCGGGCCGCGTTTCGGCACCGCGATGCCGCCATACTGCTTGAAGATGTCGTACTCGCCGCGCTGGCGCATCATGTTGGCGGCGGTGCCGCGATTGATCTCGGAGGGCACGCTTGAGCCTGCGCTGAACGGCGTCACGCTCATGTTGAAGTCCATGTATTCCTTCGCGGCGCGCTCGGGTCCGACCAGCTGCACCATGCGCTGATACATCGGGTCCATCACGTACCAAGGCACCATGCCCTGCTCCAGACCGGGATGCTTGCGCGCCTCGCCGAGCGTATCGAGGATGCGCTGCTCATTGGCCGGGTTCATCACCGAAAGCGCAGCCTCGTTGGGCGCGCCGGGCCTTTTCGGCTGCCACAGCTCCGTCTCCATGTTGCCCTGACGACGACCCTGCTGGCTGATGTCATAGAGATCCTGCCGGGTGACGCCGAACAGCTGCTTCAGCGCCTCGTGCTCCGGCTCGACCCTTGCCGCGGCCTCGGCCGCGATCACATCCGGCCGCTTGTAAATGCCGGGGTTGGCCACCCGCTGCGGATTTGAAATGTAGGGCGCGTTGATCGGCGAGGACGGACCGAGAACGGGCACGTCGATCGTTCCCGGTATGTTACCGGGGTTCAGCACTTCCCCCGGCGCTACGGCTTTCGGTGCGGCCTTGACACCCTTGGTAGCTAGCCCACCGGCAGAGAACGACATCGCCATGTCCATGCCGCGGTTAAGATCGCCTTTCGTGATCGGTCCGCCAGCCGTCCTGTACATGACTTCGTCGTCGCCCTCTTCAGGCTGCCGCGGCGTTGTCAGCGCCGTGACAAGACGATTGGCCCACGGCGCACCTTCCGAAATACGCGAACTGCCCGCCGATATTGCGGGTTGTCCTATGTCCGGCAGGAAGGCGCCCTCCGGCACCGGCTTGTAATTGTTCTGCG